CTGAACAAGAACCTGTTATTTTTCATTCGTCTGGTCTCTCTGATCAAATCCAAGCATTGGATAGTCAGGAGAGAACAACGATGCAAAGGGATCTTCTTTCAACTTGGGTTTCTCAAGAACAAGCTGTTACTTTTAACAACTCCTTACAGCAAGTGCAAACTGCTATCACCACCAATCCTAGATGGAGCGGTCGTGCTAAAGCAACACTTTTGCTTCTGGTTTTTCTTCTTATTGCTTTTGTTGTCTTCATGTTTTCTCGTAAAACTGAGGAACCTAAATCAAATGTTGAAGGTAGCAAGGGAAAAGGTTCAAAACAAAAACGTGTTGCTCTACGTGCAAAGAAGCATTGGACAATGGGTAAGGCTTATGAAGAAGTTCAAAGAGATCACGACTCTGAGTGGGCAACACTCAGTAAAAAATCTCGCTGGATCCTTCTTTGTGATCGTTACTCTAATGTCGCAAAGAAACTAAATCTTTCTCATGAAGAGATGGACCCAGAGTATCTTAAAGTCGAACAAAACTACGTCGCAGCCAAATCACAGTTTGTTGCTGAGGAGTTAGAATTGATGGATCTTGAGAGACTAGCTGAGGACTATGAAGAGAAAGAAAAGCGTGACTTTGCCCTTGATATGGAAGAAGAAGATGAGGAGGAAGACCCTAATAACATTCACACTAAAAATGCAGACTATGTCGAATTTGGCGGTGTTAGTGGTGGTCGTGAAGGTGAACGTGAAACCTATCGTCGTGTTCTTGGATTGGATAAATCCAAGAAGTTTGATAAGAAACAAAAGAAGAAAATCGATAAAACTGAGGACGAGTGCATGTGTAAACACACAGCCAAATGTCCTAAGAAAGTTAAGAGATCTTCTAATCCTTGTCATACAGCATGCGGTGGTCATCACTGTCACCATCACATCAAGTGTAATCCTAAGATGGTTGAAGCCAAAACAAATTCTCCATCCATCCCGTGTATCTTCCGTTCTAATGTTGGAATTGCTAATACAAGTGAAGCTTTCAATAATGCAGTTATCACCGATGACCTTGTCATCGTTCCACGTCACATTTTTGGTGACGATCCTGAACCAGACGATGAAGTCACTTTCTCGTTTTGGGTTGATGATGTAATTGTTGATTTTACAAGAAAAGTTAGTGAGATGACTCCTGTTGATTATGATACTGTTGGCTGTAAAAAACCCGTGGTTTATGCTAAGTTGAAAGGCTTTGAAAAAGTCGTTCCTAAAGCTAGTTTATCTATCCACAATTATGTTTTCGCCACAGAAGAAGATTTTAAACAGAAGAATCCTTCAATCTCACCCGGTGTTGTGAAAGAGATAAAACAAGTAAATGTCTCCGATATTCCTGATGATGATCGTTCGCAAGGAAACTTTCCAAAGGTAGTTTTTGGAGTTTCCAATTACACCTCCGACTATGGTTTTTGTGGCTCTCCTCTGCTTACCAATGAAGGTAAGCTTGCTGGTTTGCACCACAAAATTGATCGTCCAGGTGAAACGAACATGTTCATTGCAGTTAGTCGTGAGTGTACTGAATATACTTCCAAACGCAAAGCGAAGAGTGGAATGCATCCTGATGCTTCCCCCTTTGCTTCGCATTTTCAATAAGCCCCGCTGACTTGGACTACTGGTTCTCGAAATATTCTGCCCATTCCGAGATCAAAAACTTAGTAGTCCACCTCAGCCGGGGCCTCTCTCACAACGGAACACCCTTTTCCCACTTGTTCCAAGAATTTTGCAGAAACGGGCTCATTGATCCCATATGTCAGGTTAAGAGATGGTACAAACCAAATCCCAAAAACATATGCAATGAGAGTTTCTCCAAATTTTGTTCCAAAAATTTTATTCCTTTTCCAACCTCCCATGTCAAGGCTCCTTATGACATTAAGTCTTCTTATTATGCTTGTGCTAAGTATGATAAGGAGCAACCAGATATCAACCGTCGTGCAATGGATGTTGCCTGGGATTGGATTGAACGTCATAATCGTCCATATCTCGGTGGCAGTGATGTCATTTCTACTGAAGAATTTATTTCGGATAGCGATCTTTCTCGCTCTCCAGGTTTTCCCTGGACTACAGAATACCAAAGTAAGAAGTTGTTTTGTTTGAGCAGCTCTGTTAAGTTCCTTGATTGGTACTGGTCAGAGGGGATTTTTGATTCTAATTATCATCCTCTCTGGTCCAGTGCCCTGAAAATGGAACTTCGGCTGCTTGAAAAACTAGCACAAGAAGTGCCCTCTATACGAGGCTTCCTCTGCGGTCCTATGGAGTTTTGGAGCTCTCTCGGTCGTCTATCAAATACATTTAACAAAAGATTTTATGAATCACATGGCCACACTTATTCATTTGTTGGCGGTACTAAGTATTTTGGTACCTGGCATTTATTACACAGAAAGTACCTAAATTTCAGAAATTGTTGGGGTTTAGATATAA